GTTTGGCTGGCAACTACACCGCCGCAAAGGAACAGCGAGAGGGCATGTTTACGCTCGCGCAGAAGTGGGGGCGACCTTATCTCGACTTTTATGGTCTGCTCAATCCAAAAGCCAATGCGACGAATCTTGGTTACTACGCCTATCCTGATTCGCCTGGCGACCCGCATCTATCCGCAAAAGGTAATTCTATTGCCGGTCAGCTTGCGGCCTCATGGCTGGGACTGACGTTTGAGGATAATCAGCGTTACGGCTACACGAACAACACCGCGAACGGTGGCACGACTGACCTGTCCTTCACGAACGGTTACGCCAAGCTGGCCGGCGGCAATTCCTTCTCAGGCGCGCAGACGATTCACGGGCTGCTCACGGTTTCAAACACGGTTCTGTCCACCGGGGCTAGTGCCGGGCTGGGCTACAAGATGTTCAATGACCTTGCCAACCAGACCACGATTTACGGTGGCGTCGGCGCGCCATTGTTGGCTGTTAACTCTGGCTACTCGTGGAAGACCTTCTTCGGCATCACCAACGACGTGAGCGAGCTTGGCCTGTTTGCTGACGCATCGCTGGGCACCGTGACCATTGGCAAGCATAGTCCGTTCGCATTTTACGGCAACCTTGGCGGCGGAACCAACGTGAACCTCTCCACGGCCAAGGGCAAGCTGCCGGTCGCGAGTCTGCCGATGATGTGCGTATTGGCGGATACGAACGTCCTCTACTTCACAGGCAACGCTGGTAGATATATTTGGTCTGGCTCGCAATACACGAACACTGCGTCTGCGTGGAAGATTACTAACAGCGGAGGAATCTGGTTGGCCAATGATACCGGTGATGTAACCCGCTTTACCAATGGAATGCTCTACGGAATCTGGATGTCATCCGCCATTGGCGGAACCAATCAGCAAGTCTCTGCCTTCGCTCAACCGATGGTTTATGCGACCAGTAACCTCGTGTGTGATGGAAATTTGACGCTGCTGGGCGGGACGCTGAATGGGGGAGGTGTCGGACTGTTGACAAACTTCAACTGGCTCTATGCGACCGGCATGGTTCAGTGCGCCGAGAATCAAGGAGCGAAGTATTTTAAGTCCGGCACGCTGGATGCCAATTCAACTGGCCCTGCATTTGCCAACACCAAAGCCTATACCGGTGCAGGGGCTGCGGAAAACGGGCATGGCTTCTGTGACAACGCAAGTTTCCAACGCAATTCTAAAGCCTATGCGTCATTCGACGCCTTCGCCACGATGACTACTGCCACGGCGCAAGATCACATGATGGGCTTTCAAGCTCGCAATACGTATTCGGCTCCGAGTTCGGCGGGCACTCTGAACAATTACTATTCATTCGCATCCCTGCCAACCGAAGCAGGCGGTGGAACGGTCACGACGCTCTATCATTACTATGCTCAACAGTTCAACGGTGCGGCGACTAACAAAAACGTCTACGGCTTTTATTACAGCGGAGAAACGAACACACCGACTGTTTCCTATTGGGGACTGTGGATTGGCGGAGGGTCAAACTATCTTGCGGGCAATACGGTGATTGGCAGCACCATTACCGTGACAAATGGCATCCGCGCCGCCATTCTTACAACCGCGCCAACCGTTGCCGCGATTGGCACCAACAACATCACAACATGGTGGAGCAACACCACGGCCAATGCGTCAGGCGCGGTGAAGTGGGATTCGTATTATGACGCGGCCAGCAATCTGGTCAGCCACTACAATTTCACCATGCCGTGAAAAACATCCCGCCAATCTGGTCGATTATCGCGTTCAACCTGCTCCTTGGCACGGTGCTGCTGATGTTGTGCGGTTGCGCCGGTCGCACGCCGTTGAGTTGCGAAGTGCCGCTGCCGCCGGGTGCTGCCACGATTGCGCGACGTGAGGCAGTCGCTCCAGTAGCGCCGGGAACCAACAGCTTTCCGTTCTCGGTCACTGTGCGCGATTTGACGCTCACGAACCAGCCCAACGCGAAACTGGTCTGGGTTGAACGCAGCACGAATTGCGTGACATGGGAGCGCATCTGGCAGGCAACGAACTCCTGCCCGCCCGTGCCGACCAATGGCTTGTGGCGCGAGTTTCAGGTGGCGACGACGAACACAACGAGCAGCGGGTTCTTCCGGTGCGCTTGGAAAGGACTGTGGTGAACGGCCTGATCCCATTGCACATGCTCGGAAACCACTGCCCGCCAGGCGAGTGGCAGGCGATAGCGAAGCAATGGCTCGACCAATACGGCCAGGAACCGGAGCCACCCAAGCGCGTGCCGCTGTTGCTGCTTCCCATGCGTGAAGTAAAGGCTGGGCACATCCAGAACGTGATTGATTACTCCGCGACGCTGGCCGAGGCCGCGAAGATTTTGAAAGTCAACCCGGCGACGCTGTGGCGACGGCGGAAGAAAAGCGAAAGGACGATGGCGCACCATGAATGATATGGAAGGACGACTTACTAATGCTGAAATCGCCAGCGCACGACATGACGAGCAGATTGCGACGCTGTTCCGGATATCGGGAGAGCAAACCGAGGCGTTGAAGCAAAACACTGAGGCGTCAAACTCTCTTTCTTTGAAAGTCATGCACCTAGCGACGACCATATCTGCCACACGTGGGACGCCTTGCGTCTTCCACGAGGCATTAGTCCAGCGCGTTGAATCCCTGGAAGTGACACGGGCTGAAGCTCGTGGCGGGTGGAAGGTATTGTGCGCCCTGTTCGCAGCTTCATCTGCTCTTGGTTCTGTAATTGGCTATGCGCTGTCCCATGTAAAAGGTCCATAACTCAAACAAAACAAAAAACGAAAGAACAAACAATGAACGACATCCCAGTAATCAACATGCTCCCCGAAAAATACCGGGGGTGGGCAATCCTGCTAGTCGCGGTATTCCCATACCTCACTCGTGCATTCTACGCCATTGTCCAGGGCGGTGGAATTGTCGGAATCTTCCGCGCTATCTTTTGGGGTTCCAATACCCCGAAACTAATTGCGCAACCAGATGGCACAGTGACGCCGCATGCGCCAAAAGGCACAGCCGGGTATCTCGGCCTGGTTTTGGCGTTTGGACTCGCCATATGGGCGCTGGCGACGTTTGCGACGGGGTGTGCGTCCGGAACCTCCCGGCTAGAATTTGGAGGTGCTTATGCTCCAACCGTCCCATCTTATCAGACTAACGCCGCCGGCATCGTTTCAACAAATCAAGTCCAAGTAATCGAATCGGACTTCGCCCTGTTCGCCGCTGACTCATCCTTTGCCATTGCGGATAGCGGCTTCCGGACGGTATCCAATATTGAAATCAAGAACCGGGAATTGCTTTGGAAGCTAGACCCGAACATCAAGCTTCAGCTTGATAAGATGCGCATCGAGGCATGGAAGGTTGTCGGCGACTATACGAAGGCACGGGAGGCTTACAAGTTGTATCCAACTCCAGCAGGACTCTCCACTATGCAGTCGGCGCTGTCCAAGCTTCAAGCATTAACGGCTGCGGCTGTCACGGTAATTCCACAAACCCAAAAGTAACCTACAGGTAACTAAATTTATGAACATACTATTCGTAGTTCAGCTCATTCAGGCCGGCATCGCCGTTACTCCAGACATCGCCAAGTTTGTCACTGAGGCGAAGCAGTTCCTTGACACCCTTTTCGGGATGGGTGTTATCACCAAGGCGCAACAGGACGCCATCGCCGCGCATGTGGATTCCCTTCGCGACGCTTACACGGCCAACGAGCCACCGCCCGAATACCGAGTGGAACCTGACCCTGTGCCCTAATCCGGGGAACTGATAGACCATGAACGTTGAACAGCAAATACAGGTAAGGGGATTCCGGGCGCACTTAAAGGTGTCCGGGGTGGAAGTATTGGCTGATAATGTAGCCACGTTCAAGGTATTGGTTGAAGACCTTCCTCCGATGGCTGAACCTTACCAGCTGGCGCGGGGAAGGAATCCGGTTTATGTGAAAATCACCGCGCTGGAGGATGACGTGGACGATGCACGAACCGTCCAGATTATGGTGGACAGGGGTTACGGACGGAGCTTCAAGGTTCTGAAGCTGACCGATGATTATGACCCCATCTACGCTACTTGGATTTGCGAGGCTCAGCGGCTTCCCGTGCAATGAGTGGAGTAAGATTCATAGTTGAAGAAAAGAAGTTCGTTGACCTGATAAACGAAAAGGTCAGGTTGTTCAAGTCTGACCGTGACGCCACTTTCAAGTCGCAGTCACGGCTCCTCGCCCGAGAGCTAATAAGCCGCACACCGCCATTTAAGGGCAAGGAGCTGGTAAAGCTACTCCGGGAGGGTTCCAGCCTCTCTGACCCCGCCATTGCCAATCTAAGCGCGAAGGCGATAGGTGAGAGAGCTATCCTCCGCGAGGCTCGCGCCATTTTCCTCCCGGTTTCCGCTCCCGTCTTTAACCGGGCTGTGAAATATGCGCAAGGAAAGCGGAATCTCAACTCGCCCATCCGGTTCATCTTCTCCGGCCACGCCGTCCCGGAGGTGAAGTTCAACCCGCAGCCGGACACCGAGTGGATGAAGAAGGTGCGCGGAAAGTATGGAGACAAGCCGAAGTCCCGCAAGGACGACGTGCGCGGTAAGCTGACCGTCATATCCAAGTATCCGGTTCCGCAGCAGGTCTTTAATAAGTTTGTCAAGGCCAAGCAGAAGATGGTTGGCCAAGCGCGGGGCGGATGGGCTGAAGGATTCGTCCGTCTGGGCGGAAAGGTTTCTCCAGGTAACTGGGTTGGACGTCACCTTCGTGCCGGCCACGGAGTCAATATCTTTTCGGACGGAAAGATTGAAATCACTTTCAATAACCGGAGCGAGTGGGCAAGCGCTGGAGACCCGGACAGAATTATCTCCGCGTCAATAGCGGGGCGCGCGCGAGCTATAACCGCAGACCTGCAACGCAAGCTCCAACGAGACTTAAAGAAATGATTCCCGAATTCCAACTCTGCGATACGTTCCTTACATTCCTTTTGGCCAGGCAGGAGGATAATAACTTAGACATCGGAGGAATTCCGATTGTGTCTTTCTATGACCCGATGGCAGTGGACGACGCTGACCGATGCGTAGTAATCTGCGAAGGCGGAAAGGTTCCGGACTATACGCTTGGCAATTTCGAGCTGGGAGTTGAGGTTGGACTCAAGACGATATGGGCAACTCCAAGCTTGGCTGCCGACTTGGAAAAGCACAAGCTGAGACTTACCAGCCTGCGCAATATCTTGTGTATCGCCACGGCGGATTTGATAACGAGCCTGAACGCTGTGGCTCCGGTGGGATTCCTTGTTACCTACGTGAACAAGGGGCGGGATATCAAGACAAGTTCCAACGATGAAGGTTCGTGTAATTTCTATTCGTCCATTGAACTAACGGTCAAGTGCGCGGTAATCACATCATAACTTTATGGCAAACGAAGTCTCAATCACGGTCAATCTGGTAGCCCGAAAGGGTGGCGCGGTTGTAAATCCCGGAGCGCAAGTAAAGTCTCTCACGATGGCCGGAGACGATACGCTTCAAGCGACCCAGCTGATTGGGTTCGCCGCTGCGGAATTGATTGCGCTCGGTGAAATTACCGGAGCACCGGCAGCGCTCATGCTTACCAACCTTGACGCTACCAACTTCGTCTTGGTTGGATTTACCAACCCGCCCACCGAGATGAAGCTGCTCCCCGGGGTCTCTATGCTCATCTCCCCGGCAGGGGCAACGATTTACGCCAAAGCCGATACAGCCGCATGCCGCGTTCTGGTCGCAGCCGTCGAGGCGTGATAAAGGAAACATGAAAAACGGAGAACAAGTCAAAATCGAATACCCAAAAGGGGTCATCGTTGACGCGGTGTGCGTTGACGAGAAAACCAACACCGTAGTCCTCAACCACGGCGAGCACGTTGTGAACGCCATCGTTGTGGAACCAACTAAGAAAGGTAAGTAAGTTATGCCAGCTGACCAAATCGCAGAGGCGGGGAAAGTAATGCACTCGGGGATACCGGCGATGTCAATCGCCTTCGGAGCCCCCGGAAACCAAGTCGTGGCGAGCGCCAATGTGCACACCTACGACATCTTCACCAAGGTGGACAAGTCGCCGGACGCGGACACGGCGATGGTTCGCGACAACGACAACGAAGTCATCTCGAAACGTCGCACCAATAAGACGATGCAACTCACGTTTAGTTGCAAACTTCGTTCAACCACGCTCGCGCTCGCGCTGGCCGAATGCGCCGCCATCCCGTTGAAAGATGACGTTGGCGTTATTACCTGCGCCGGGGATGCCCAGATTGCCGGAACCGCTTACGTGGAGAGTGCGACCGGGAGCTACACCCCGGACAACGAATTCGTTCTTGACCTTGTAGTTCGCAAGTTCTCCAAGACGTTCGCCGTCGCAGCATGACCAAGTATGCCGACATAAGCGGGACCATCCCCCAACCGTTCCGGGTTGGGGGAGTCCTACTTATGCCATTCTGCTTGGGGCACCACTATAACTTCCGTGCGGCTGGGCTTCCGTTCAGCGACGAAACGCTGGACGATAAGTTCCAGCCGGAAGATGTCGTGGTTGGAATCGCGCTGTGCGGGTTGTCCTATGAAGCCGGATTCTCGGCTTTGTATAACAACGAACTGGACCGAATCATCTACAAGTGGAAGCGGAAGGTGAAAGGTATATTCAACTTGCGCAGCCTGGACATGGGCGAAGTTAATCTCCGGTTCCGTCTCTACTTGAAAGACGGATACCGGATGCCACCGTTGATGCGGTATCCCGCCGGGGCGAATTCGATTGAGCTGACTTCTCCGTGGGAGATACTCCTGCGCAACCGTCTTATGATGGCCGGCCAGTTAGAATCGGAAGTCATGAACGGATACCTTCCTGGCCGGTGGTATGATTACTTCTGCGCAAAGGAGATTGAAGACGCGAATCGGTGTGAGGACATAAAGAATTGGAGACGGACTTTCTACACGCGGGAAATGGCCGAAAGGATTAAAGCATGTCCGCAGAACTGAAGGTAAGAATCACTGGCGACAATACCGGATTCTCCGGGGCTGTGAACGGAGCGAAGGGAATTGCCAGAGGCTTGACCAGATCTCTCAGTGGCTCACTGGGGCCGGCGTTGGCTGGAGCATTCTCCGTAGCCGCCGTCACAGCATTGACCAAGGAGACAATTGAGTATGCGTCTCACCTCCGGGATATAACCGACATCCTCAAGGTGAACGTGGAGTGGTTTCAGCGGATGACGCAGGCGGCGAAGCGTGCTGGGAGTAGCGAGGATGACCTGTTCGCCTTTATGTCCAAGCTCCAGACTTCCCGTGCTAAGTCTGGGTCAGACCCGCAAGGTGCGGAGTCGCGCGCGTTTGGAAAGCTTGGCTTTAAGCCCGGAGAGGTATCCGGAGCAGGGTCTTTATCTGCGCAGGACTTCATGACCAAGCTCGCCGCAGCACTTCGCTCTGGTGGAACGGAAGCGGAGGAAGCTGCGAAAGTTGTTGGTGGAAAGACCGGGCGGAAGTTGATTCAAGCTTTGAAGGACGGAATAGATAAGGGCGCGGGTGTAATGACAGATGATATGGTTGACCGACTGGACGACCTGGGTGATGTGTTTACAGACCTCAAGACAACGCTGATGGTGGATTTGGCTCCGGCTATTATCTGGGTTGTTTATCAACTTAAAAACTTTATTGACTGGGTCAAGAAAGTTGGCGGTGCGGCTGGCGCTTATATTGGAACAAGAAGCACCGGCGGGCTGGTAAAAGACATCGGGGTGCTTGCTAACCCTGCAAGCTTTTTAATTGATAAAGCTCTTGGAATAAAAGACGAAAACATGGACGACGCTGAATCCGCCGCCGGTCAGGAGATAATTAAGGCTGACGAAGAAAAGAAAAAGGAAGATGACGCACGCGAGGCCGCAAGGAAGGCTAGACGGGCAGCCCGCGATGCCGCTAATAAGGGTGGAGTTGAAGCCGATGACATCTTTACGAAAGACAGGGGAAAGTCTATTAAGCGTGAGGCGGACTCGCTCTCAAAGCTTGGACTTTTTACCGCAGCCGGGCTGGTTGGAAACCAACAATTGAACGTCTCTCAGCAGCAGCTTCAGGCGCTCCGGAGAATTGACCAGAATACAAAGCCTAAGCCCAACACCAATCTTTTCCCATCTTGATTTATGTCAGATAGAATTATCGCAACAGATGCCGGCGCAGGCCCGTTCCCGAATGGACCAGAGGTTGAGTTTGCTCTGCGCGACGGGTTCTCATCGGTGTATCGTTACACCGGCAGCGAAGCGGAGTGTAAGGCAAAGCGCGATGAGGTGCTGTCTCGCGGCCCCGCCACCATGAGCGTCCACCCAAAAGGCGATGGTGATTGGGAGATAGTGGCGACGTTTCAAGGGACGCCAGATGACCAAGGCGGGCCGCAAGCGGACGTTCCAACAAACGTTTACGAGCTGGAAGTCAACGTGGACAACCCGTCCGTCTATAACTCGCCCCGGCTTAATGCGCAGATGACCGCAGAATCTATCGCGGCGGTTCAGCGAATTGTTAACAAGTATAACTCCGGGGACTACGAGCCGCTGGCGTCTGAGACGACACTGACGGCGTTGGCGAAGGCGCGCGCAGCGCTTACTACAGAACTGGATAAGATAGCAGCCGGAGCCTACACGACTATTGGGTTAAAACTCATAAACGCCATCATCGGCCGTGGCGTGGAAAACGTAATCCAATACAACGAAGTATTTCGCCGGACGATTACCGCTGCAACGTATGCGCAAGTAAAGGCGGCATACGTTGGAACTGGAAAGATTTGGACGGACTCTGAAGTAACAGCGTTGGAGGGTATTCCAACTTCAGAGTGGTTCGGGTTGGAAGCCAATACCCAATGGATTAAAGCTCCGCCTACTGTTTCCGCTGCATGGGGTGGCAAGACCCAGATAGTGTATTACTACACCGGGTTCAAGCAGGCTTCCGCGTTGTTTTATGAAGCCTATGATTCCGCCGTCCTCCTTGACGTATGACAATCCCCAGGAAACTTCCTGCAAGTAATCCGCTTTCAGTTGAGTGGAACAAGATGGTGGATTGCCTCCGGTCAATGACCGTTTCGGTTTCTACCGGGACTCATACCAAGACTTCGCACGGAACCGCTATTCATGCGCGGAGGCATATCCAGCGCGGAAGTGTAGTGTATGTTCCTATCTGTTACGAGAACGGAGCTGGCGCAGGAACAAAGCAATACCTCCCGGTATTGGCGATGGGAGATGCGGTGGACGAAGCCGATATTCCCCCGGAAGCAAACGTAATAGACCCGTCTGTTTGATATTATGGCATTTGGATGCTGTAACTGTTGCACGGTTCGTGAGGTTTTGGACGACTACATCAACACGTCTCTCGTGGATGGTTCGCCGCCGGCATCGCAAGCGCCACCGCCGATAGCCCGCGCTGACCGACCCGCCGCCGGGGACTGTCCGGGCACGCATCAGAACTGGAACTGCTATGAGATCACCGACCCGCTGACGCAGACGCTCCGGAGCTTTTCTAAGCGCGGACACAAGCTGGTTCAGGCGGAGAAGCATTGGAGCGGGCAATATGGCTTTACTTACTGCATTAGCGAAAGTTGTCAGGTTATCCCGGTAAAGTATCTCACCCGCCGCATCCGAATCCTTGGCCGATATGATACCACGGCTGGAAGCGGAGGATATGATTTCGAGTTGAAGACCACGGTGGACAGGACATCCGGCTTGATTACTGTGGACACCAAAAGTTACAACGATACGGAACCAGATCCGAATTCAATACTCCCGGAAGACGGCGACGGAATTGTTTTACCTGTTCTGAATGACACAAACTGCCTGTTTTCGATTCAATTGTTGGGCAGCTATTGGTCAAGCATGATTGCGGCCCACTTGTTCTACCCGATCACCGGGGCCGACATTACAGAACTGGCGGCGAGCGCGGCCTCCGTCATGGGCGGAGAAAATCTCACCCTAGATGGCGACGCTGGCGGGGACTTTTCAAGCTGGCTTGACGCCTCTGCCTCGACCATCACGGACACCAAGTTCCATTTCAAAATCACACAACATGGAACAGCCTATGGCATCACCGGATGGACTGCGGCGGAGGTTCTAGTTGAACTTTCCAACCCTTATTACCCAACGGACTTGTTGACCGACGTTACTGCGTTGTCGGATGCGTGGTCATTGAGCGACAATGGCAGCCTTCCGTGGCGCATGGATAGCTGGAGGGCATTGGCCGTGATAACACGCCGGGATGAGCGATTGGCGACAAGCCCAGATGTTGCATGGGGCTACACTGAAACCGATGAGAGCACCGGAGACGTTTTGGGAGCACCGTTTGACCTTGGCTGGCCGGATTGGTCTTTTGGATTCGACCATGCCACTTGGTCAAGCTCTGGAGGCTGGCACATTACGGATGTTGGCGCGGAATTCAGCATGGCGTCAAATGGGCTTGGCGACAATACAGACCTTGTCATCCCACGAACCGCGACGGAGGCCACGAGCAATTACCACGCTGGCATGGATTCACGCTGGCCGGGTTATTGGCTATTCTACAACATGTCCGTTGAGGAAGAAGCTGGCCGGCTGATGATTCAAAAGGGTTGCGAGGTCAAGGAAGTGTTCGACAGTTACAACCCATTCCGACCATGCGGCCCTGACCGTTGGCTGATTGACACCACAAAGGCCGCGTGCGTAACGGGGATTGCTGGAAGTGTCCTTACAGTCACAGGAATGGATGCTCACGTTTCCGCCGGTGACTTGGTTGGCATCCGTGCCACCGACGACGTATCACACGACGCGGATTTCTATGCGCTGCGTCACAAAATCTTTTATGTGTCAGCCGTGGACTCCACCACGCTCACGCTTGGCGATGAACTTCCAACATCGGCAACGATGATTGCCGCTGCCTACACCGCCGCACAATGGGATGGATTAAGCCAGGGCTATTTCGGGTTGGTCGGAAAACTCCGCTGGCAATACGACAACGGAACGGCTCAATGGCCGTCGCCTTGGGCCATTTGTGGGCGCGTGGCGGTCACGGGAACCTACGATGAAGGAACGGACAAGACGACGTTCACGTTTGCCGCCGCTCAGAATCTCATAACGGGCGACTTGGTTGCCGTTCGCAATGCGGCAAACGCAATCCTGACCGATGCCGACAATCTGACTTGGACGCGGCTCGCCGACACGACCGGAACAGTTGATGGAGATTTCTCCGCTGGTGTTTGGCTCACGAGCAATAAATACATCGGCACCGCCCCAAACTACGCGCACGCCCCACACTACCTTTGGAATTCATCCGCCAGCACGGGGAATTTCGTGGAGCAAATCTGGTCGCCTGATGATTCCACCGGCGACGTTGACGCGACGCCGACGAATACGGACATCCTGAAACCCGGTCTCTGCCCCGTCCTCGCCTGCACGCCGAACGCGGATGCTCCAGTGGGCGCTTATGTCCGGGCATTTCCGGAGAGTATGAACCTCACGTCATGCGGTGCGCGGTGGGCATGTTTATTCATCCAATACATTATTGACCCTTACTGGCAAGACCCAATCGCCTGCGCGGATACGTTCGCCGGATGCCAGCCGACCGTTGAGGCTCGCACGGTGAAATTCTCAGGAACCAGGGGCGGCGAGTCCTGCCCAGACCTTCCCGCAGATTGCTCGTTTGACATCCCAGCGACTCCGCCCACCGGATCTGGATGGACGGGGAGTGAGCCAAATCAAATTGAAGCCGCGTGGAACAACTGTTCAACTCCGTCGTGACCATCCCTCTACAAAAGCTGATTGACGCGATGAACACCAAGCCAGACGGCTGGTATGCGGACGTGATTTCTCATGGAACGGTTCGCGGAGACTGGCTTCATATAAGCCGTGGAAAATGGATGCTGGTGAGCGCGAAGTCCGGTCAGTTCGGTGACGTGGTTGGCGTAGTCGCCAAGCCAATCGCCAAGGCCATCGGCAAAGACCCAGCTTGCAGCGGGTGCGCCAGGCGCGGGAAGCGGCTTAACCGGGGTGGCGCATTGGTCACGTAGGGCAATAATACCGCTCCCCGCTATCCGCACCCTCTTTTACAATAAAAACGCGCCAGATGACCAGCAGAGACGTTTGGCGGCTACAGTAGAATCCCCGCCGGTATTCGCGTCCCGGCGGGGATTCGTTACCTGCAGGTTACTTTTACGGCCAAAGTTTACAAGCCTTCTTGAATAATCCCTCCCCGATTTTGGAAAGCGGTATTCCGGTCTCCCTGTGAATCATGACGCACTTGACCGCGATTCCGGAAACCTCGCGATGGAGCGACTGCGCAAGAAGGATTTCAAGAAGCCCCTTAATATGCTCCGGAGTCCAGGAGTCGATGTGAAGTTTCGCCAGGTCGTCAAGTTGGGCTATGGATTTCAGCGCTACGGATTCCCCCTCATCGCCGTCCGCGTCTTCGTTGATTGCCTTCTCCAGCTCGCGCAGTTCGTTCAGCAGGATTCCCATCGAATCCCGGACAAGACGTTTCTGCTGTGGTGAGTTTTCGATTTCTTCTTGGTTCATAGTTTTAGTTTCCTATCTGAAGTTTTCCTCGCAGCAGGCCATCGCCCGCTCCGCGTCCGTGTATCCCAAGCCGCACGTCGGGCAGCGGTTAATGACTACCGGAACCGGGGCGGGAGCTTCTTGCGCAACCTTCAACTTCTCCAGCTCCCCTTCCTCATCCTGCGCAAAGAGGATTATAGCATTGCTGTTCGTAAGGGTCGCAATAATCAACTCTGCGTCATCCTCCCGCGAGCGGAGCTTGAGCGTTTCGCTTTTCCCGTAAGGCTTCTCAGTGAGACCGTTGAAGAATCCCGCGCTGGTAGGCTTCCAGTCCGCTCCCGCCCGCATATCTCGGTGAGTCAAGAAGTCCGGGAAGATTACCGGAAGACGTTGGCCGGTCTTGACGTTGGTGAACATGACGTATTTCATTTCGCACCTCCCGCTACGAACGTGTCAACGCGGAGGATGAGACGGCTGTTCCGCTTGGGGAAAGCCTTGCGCCACGATTCGAGTTTCTCCACCGCTACCTCCTTGGAAACATACCGGAAGCCGACGGAGTCGTAATAGTTGCCATACTCGTTGGCGTCTTGGATGAACCAAATCTCGTCCGTCTTAGCCGGGGAGGGTTCCGACTTCGCTACCTTCGCGCAGGCCGCGCAAACATTCCCGTTAAAGGTCTTACCGGGAGCCGGGGTCATCCAGCTCGCCATTGACCCGCAGACGATTTTGGCGCACACCTGGCAGACTACGGTATCCTGCCCGCAGGAGCAGGTTTCACCGAGGACGGTATGCCCACCGTTCCTGAACTGGAGGTTCCGCCACTCCGTCAGGGCGGTGAGATTCTTCGGGGCGTAGGTGGAGGTCATCTGCAGGTCTGGCCACAAGACCACTACCAACCCGTCAACCCGCTCGCCTTCGGGGATTCTCTGCTTGTCCGGTTCCACCGCCACGACGGTTGCAAACTCGCGTCCGAACCGATACGACTTTTCATCGTTCACGACTACCTGGTCACCGACTTGGAATTTCTGTTTCATAATTCGCGTTTTAGTTTTGGAAAGGCGTGATTGCCTTCCCGCTCACCCGCCGTCCCGTTACCGGGAGGAAGGTGACCGGGGAGTCAATTACTTCGTGACGGCGTGGTCGCGGAGCGCGGCCTGAATCGCTTCGACAAGTTCGGAATCTTTTTCGGAATCTTCCAGCGCCTGGATAACCGTTTCCACGATTCCCTCATCGAAGTCGCTGTTGCGGAGACGCTCTTCAATCGCTTCCTCCACGGCTTCCGAAACGGCGGAGGAAGTGTGGCGCTCACCGAAGGTTTCTGACACGATGGAATCCCAGTCGTTTCCGTTCATCGCATCTTCCACTGTATCGTTGAGTTTCCGTTCGGTTACAAAATCTTCGGTGGCACGTTCGATAGCGGAGTTAACTTGTTCCTCGGTGAGACGGCTGGTGGCCACGTCGTTCAATGCGATGTGGAGCTTTCCGGTTAGGGCCTCCAGCGCGGAGACTTGAGCGCGGAGAGCCGTGACGCCAGTGAGGTTATTGATGAAGTTAATGATTTGTGTTTTCATGTTTTGCGTTTCTTTTTTTCGCCGGAGGTTAATTCCTCCGGACGCTGATAGATACTCTAGGAGGTTTCTAGAAACCTGTCTATAAAAATCTGAAATTATTTTCATCGTCACCGTCCGGACGGGCGGAACCTCGTCAGCGAAATAAATGAAAATAGTTCTAGACATTTCTAGAAACCTCCGCTATGGTGACGGTGTGAACGCGAATTCTAAAAACACCGAGGCGAGCGAAAATTCTTTTTCGCCGAAAACTTTTACCGAGTCCGCTTTTTTTGCAAGCGGAGTATCCGGCGAAGTTCGGCTTGTTTCTATTGGAGGTGTGCGATGAAACCCCTTTCCCCCACCTCCGCCCTTGCGCAAAACCGCGCAGCCCGCGCTCCGAAACATACGTGGAGTGAGGAACAGGAAATCATCTTCGCGGCGATGGCTTCGCTAGTCCCGAAGTCCGCAACCAACTTCGTCATCAAGGCGCGTGCCGGAACCGGCAAGACGGCCACCTCGAAAGAGGGTTTCCGCTACGTCCCCGAATCCTTCCGCAAGATTCTCTACGCCGTGTTCAACAAGCGGAACCAGAAGGAAGCGGAGGAAAAGATTGTCGACCCTCGCGTGGAAGTCCTCACGCTCCACTCCGTCGGATACCGCTTCGTGCGGAACGTGTGGCGGAACGCGAAGCCGGATGACGATGTGGAGTTTGACCGGGCTGCGGAGGTGTGCGGTTACGGGGACGCGGCCAAGCCATTCATCGCGGCGGTCGTGAAGCTGGTCGGCTTTGCGAAGAACACCTGCATCGCCCCTACGGAAGCGGATTTACTTTCCATTATTGACGCGCAGGACATCGTGTGGGATTCTAACCGGGAGCTTTGCGGAGCAGCGCTCCGGGTCTTGGAACTTTCCCGCGTCCCGGATAAAGCCGGACGAATATCATTCAACGACATGGTGTGGCTTCCGGTAGCGATGGGATGGGTCAAACCCTCTTACGATTTAGTGCTAATCGACGAAGCCCAGGACATGAACCTCCCGCAGCTTACGATGGCTCGTCTCGCTTCCCGTGGCCCGGTAATCGTCGTGGGCGATGACCGCCAGGCCATCTACGGTTTCCGGGGTGCGGTCCAAGACGGACTCGAAATGATGCGCAAGACGTTAGCCGCGCACGAGCTTACGCTGACGACTACCTACCGCTGCGCCAAGTCCATCGTCCGGCTCGCTCAAGAGGTTGTGCCGGACTACAAGTGGCATGACGCGTCTCCGGAAGGTTCCGTCCAGAACGTAAACCAGTTCGCCATGATGGGGACGGTAGCGGTAGGTGACGCGATACTCTCCCGACTAAACGCTCCGCTTATGCCGCTCGCCCTTTCGCTTCTGCGCAAGAATATCCCGGCACGCATCGAAGGCCGTGACATCGGCAAGCAGCTCGTTGGGATGGTTCGCAGCATGAAGGCCAAGTCCGTTCCGAACTTCCTTGAGAAAGTCCAAGCGTGGAGCGAGAAGCAAATCGCGCGGCTCAACGCTTCCAAGTCCAAGAATATCGAAAAGAAGGTGGAGCAGGTTTCCGACATCGCCGCGACTCTTTGCGCAATTGCGGAAGGGGCTTCCAGCGTGAACGATATTGAGGCTCGTATCACGAACCTCTTTTCTGATACGGACTCCAACTCCAAACCCGCCGTTGTCCTTTCCTCCGTCCACAAGGCAAAGGGGTTGGAGTGGAACCGGGTGTTCTGCCTCACCGAGACTTTTCGCCGGGGAAAGGGACGCGAGGAAGACAACATTTACTACGTTGCCATCACCCGGGCGCAACGGGAGCTTTACATGGTGGGGGCGTCTGGGAATAGCCTCGCGGAACAAAAGCCAGCCTCAGTCGAAGCAGCGAAGGTGGCAGCCCCTTCTAAACAGGCTCCGCCTAAGCGGATGACGGAAGTTGAGATGGGAGTCCGGACACGGGAGGACTACAAAGCCATCGTTGGTGAACCACTCCCGGAACCTCCGCCGGAGTTGGTCCAGTTGGAAGTTGGCCACGTCGTCTCAATCGCCGGCCACGAGCAGGTCGTGACGGTTGTCGAGTCCGATAGTGCAGTAATCCGCATCGACGGTTCGCCGGAAGTCTCGCAAGGGGCTTCCGGCTTTTAGTTAGTTCCTAGAAACCTCCTTATTTGTATTTACTAAGTGGGGAGGTTCCTAGAAACTCCGTCCAGATACGAAACTTATATGCCAAATCAACCTTCCAAAAATCCCGATAAGAAGAAGCTCGCGCTGAACGTGGATATTCCTTCATACCTCCCGGCGAATATCCGGGAGGAAGCGAAGGCCAGCGGAATCTCCGTTGCGTCCGTTGTGACCATCGCGTTGCAGAATTTCTTCTGCCTGAAGAAAGCGGAGCGGGTGTTGCTCTACCGGAGCTGTGAGCGGAAGTCGTCTGGCCGTCCAATTAAAAAGTAATTATGAAAGTGAAATCGAAATCAGTAAGTGTAAGGTGTGGCTGCGGGGTGAACTTCCTCGCGGTCTTTCGCTCCGGGGTAATCCGTTGGAAGGTGGAGTGCCCCAACTGTAAGCAGCCGGTCAGCACGGCCCGCGCCCCGGCGGAACCTACTAAGACCGTCTGCGCAGGATGTAATCGCCCACTGCTTAACCAGCGCTCGTGCACCTACTGTGGCAGGCCGGTTAAGGATAAGGAAGCGAAGGGGTGGGTGGCGGGCGACGGCGAAGCGAAGGAAGGCGTGACCGCATACGGGAAGGACAGGTGCAAGTGAACAACGTCCTTACAGCGTCCCGCCTCACCGGAATGGTAAGCTGCTTGCGCAGGTCTTTCTGGAGCTATGAGATTGGACTGCGAGCGGATAGGCGTCCCGCCGGTGCGCTCCGGTTCGGAACCGCGTGGCACCTCGCGATGGAAGCCCGGTGGGCAGGCGAGTCATATAAGACCGCCATCGCACACGCGATACCGGAAGGGACGGACTTGGAAGAGTATGACTGTGCCAAGCTCGCAGCGCTTCTGGCAGGCTATTATGACAGGTATGGAAAGGTGGAGCGTTCCGGCTATCTCAACCCGGAGGTCGAATTCACCTACGTGGACCCGGACATGCCGGGCAGCTTTATCCTCCGGGGAAAGATAGACAACATCGGAACGATGGCGGACGGGCACGTTACTCTCATTGAATCCAAGACCACCGGTGAGAGCATCTTCCCGGAGTCGGACTATTGGACCCGCCTCAAGTTTAATGCGCAGGTGTATCAATACGTTTGCGCAGGACGGGAACATCTAGGCTACGACATTTCTAAAATCTTTTACGATACTACCCGGAAGCCGTCTATCAATCCCAAGGAGATAGTTGACCTTGACGAGAACGGGAAGAAAATCGTGGAGGATGCGAACGGCGTGCGCCAGTTCAAGAAAAACGGCGAACCTGTTCAGGGTGGTGATAAGTCAAAAGGGTGGGAAGTCCGGAAGCACCAAGAGACTCCAGACGAATACTGCGAGCGGCTTTACCAAGATACCAAGCTCCGCCCCGATTTCTATTTTTGTCGCAAGGAGGTTCCGGTCATCGATGACCAAGTCGAATCGTTCAAGCGCCACCGTATCGCGTTGGCCGGGATGATAACACATCTTCGGGAGTCCGAAGGTGGGGCTGAAAGAAATCCCGAAGCCTGGCCGCGTCACGTGGACCATGATACCTGCTTCTTCTGCGATTATAAATCGTTCTGCCTTTCCAATCTTACCGTTGACCCCAACCGGCCACCGGAAGGATTCTCCATCCAGCAGTTCAACGTTGAACTAAGTCCCCCAACACAAACAAAAACTCATGAACAAACCGCTCCCTCCACGCCGTCTAAACTCCCAATCCCCACCCGCCCAGCCGCCCAGGCCGACAAAGGTGTCGTTCGGAAAGCTGGGAGCAACAAAGCGAGGACACCGAATCCTCCTGTTCGGAACCGGGGGAATCGGAAAGTCAACGCTCGCGTGCCTGCTCCCCGGAACGACCGCCGTCGTTGACGCGGACGAGTCCTTGGATATTCTGCGCACTCAGCTAACGGATATTGGCGCGGAGCTTCCGGTGCTTATCCCCGGAGCGAAGGATTTTGAATCCACCCGGAACGCGCTGCAAGGAAGCGGGTGGGAGGGCATCGATAACATCGCTATCGACACGGCGACGAAGCTGGAAGAGTGGGCGGTGAACTATACGCTCGCCAAGGTGAAGACGGACAAAGGACAGCGGGCGCAGGGCATCGAGGACTACGGATTTGGAAAGGGATACCAGTATGTCTTTGAAACCTTCCTCACGATTCTGGGAGACTTGGACAAGCACGTCCGGGAGGGTCGCAATGTGATTCTTATTGCGCACGACTGCACCGCGATGGTTCCGAATCCTTCCGGTGAGGATTTCCTCCGCTATGAACCCCGGCTACAGAACAGCAAGTCCGCTTCCATCCGCTACCGTCTCAAGGAATGGTGTGACCACGTCTTATTCCTCGGTTACGACGTGAATACCGAGAAGGGGAGCAAGAAGGCGCAAGGAATCGGGACGCGGACACTTTACACGGCGGAGCTTCCGCACTGCATGGCGAAGTCCCGCACGACTAACGAATCCATCGACATCGTTCACGGAGAATCCCCGTGGGATAAAATCATTAAATAATCCAATACAAAAAATAAACCACAAATGAAAAACTCACTTATTAAACTTGAAGAAATGAACCCGTGCTACGAAGGGTTGGAATGGGCGCGGGGGCAAAGAACTTTAGTTAAGGCTTGGGAAAACTGTGAACGGCCAGACTGGATGTTTTGGTTTCTTCGTAAAAAATCCCTACTAGACAAACCGACATCGGTTAGGCTCGCTTGTATTTTTGCTAAGGATGTTTTAAACATCTTTGAAAAGAAATATCCGAAGGACTTGCGCCCGCGTCAGGCAATCGAAGCGGCTTTGGAATACCTGGAAAACCCAACGGAAAAAATGCGGATGAAATGTAAATCCGCCGCCGCCTACGCCTACGCCGCCGCCGCCGCCGCCGCCTACGCCTACGCCGCCGCCTACGCCGCCGCCGCCGCCTACGCCACCGCCGACGCCGCCGACGCCGCCGCCGCTTACGCCGCCTACGCCGCCGACGCCGCCGCTGCCAACGCCGCCGACGCCGCCGCCTACGCCAAAAAAGAAAAGAAGAAGTGGCAAGCTGGTCAAATTCGGACATTGGTTTCAAACCCATTCAAGTGAAATCATTAAATAATATGAGCATCCAAATAACCGGAGTCAAGAAATCAACTTACCAGCGGAAGCAAAAGAAATCTTGGAACATGAAAGCCGCACATGCAGTTCCACCGAAACCCTCCCGGTCTATCGCCAACAAGACGAAAGTCCAACGTTTGGAGAAGCGGCTAGATGACGAAGTGTGGGTCATGGAATCTTTCAAGAAAGATGACCCACGTCGCGCCAGACTCCTGGAACAGTGTGAGCGCACGCGACTCGCATTGGCTTTAATCAGTCATTAACTTTCGGCCAGTAACCGAATCGCAGAAACAAACAAAAACCAGTAATAAAACATATGAGCAAAATACTACCACAACCCGGAGACCATTACGCACGGCGCACAAAGCCGGTGGTCATCGTGGAAACCGAAGCCGGAGCGCTGGGGCTTGAAATCGCTTTCGAGCTTATCGGCGGTGACATGAAGTATCAAGGTGTCGACACCTTTTACTTCGGCAAGAAGGATGGTTCGCTCATGCTTTCCACGTGGGAAAGCATGAAGGAAATCTTCCCGGACTGGGCCGGAACCAACCCTTTCGAGCTGGAAGAGATTCCAGTCAACGAAACCGGCGAAGCAGAGTTCATCCTTGCGCAGTGCTACATCGATGACTCCTGGACGCCGGAAGGCAAGGACGAGCCGGTGGAACAGTTCAAGGCGAAGTTTCTCAATTCGCTCACCCGTGGAGCGAAGCGCAGCGAACCCATCGCGGAGTCTGACCGCAAGGCCATTCTCGCGAAGTGGGGGAGTAAGTTCAAAGCCGTCGGCGCTGCGTCCAGCAAGTCTGCCAGCGCGTCCAAACCGGCAGCCGGTAAAACTACCGCTCCGGCGAAGCCCGGTGCGCCTGCGCAGGGTGGCAAGCCTTCCCGTGAGCCTGACCCGGAACCGGAAACCGAGACGGTGGAAGAGTCCGACCAGGAGACTGTCTGGGATGCGTTCCAGGCCGCGAATCCGAATCTGGACGAGAAGAAGATGGGCGCGAAGTGGTTCGCCGCGCAAGACGAACTGTTCGGCAAGGGGAAGGAAGCGGAGTCCGGTGAAGACTGGGGCAAGTTGAAAGCCCATCTGGGGCTGTGAATTAGCGGTGCGACGGCACCGTGGAAAAACCAGTTTGCGGGACCTGAAGAAAAATACCCGCACAAATTTCCAAGAAACATATGAAACTAACAACACGCGAGTCGGCGGAACTGAAAAAACTTGAAGCCGTTATCAAGAAGCATAAGGATGCTTGGATTCAAGTCGGTGAAGCCCTTACCAAAATCCGGGACACGAAACTTTACCGGGAGAAGTATGAAACCTTTGAAGCCTACTGTGAGGAAGTTTGGGGGTGGAGCAAGAAGCACGCTTACCATCTCATTGCTTCCGCGCCCATCGGGAAAAGTAACCCGCTTTTAACTTCCGCGAACGCAGCGAAGGCGTTGTCCAAGGTTCCGGTTCCCCAACGGGCTGCGGTAGTCGCGCAGGCGGCATCCTCCGGAGCGGTTACGGCCAAGTCTATCGCCAACGCCGCGCAGAAGCCGCCAGTGACCACTGCAGCCGTTCAAAAGGACGGAACCGGCTTTCCTATCCCACCCGAATCCCTTGACCTCTGGGAGTCAGCAGAGACGGTCGTGGAGATTCTCACATACCTGGCGGCGATTCGTTCCCGTATCGACGATGCGCAAGACTCCGGGAATAAGTTGTTCGCGGAGGTGAATTTCAAGTCGGTCTGCGCATCCATCGACCAAGCGAAGGCGGATCTAGAAACGGCTAGACCCTACGCCGTCTGCGTTACGTGCAACGGGACGGAACCGGAAGGTTGCCTGGACTGTAAGGGGCGGGGATTCGTTTCCAAGTTCTACTGGAAAAACTGCGTTCCGGACGAAGCGAAGAAGTTGCGCGGAGCGGTGGAGATTTAACGTGGGAAAGAATTCTCCAACTAAGCTATCCCTCGAAAAGATGCGCAAGGATGGTTACGTGTGTCAGGTAGTCGAGAAGTGGAACCCGTTCGCCCGCGTCCGTCAGGACTTGTTTGGATTCATCGACATACTGTGCATCCACGATGAAAAGGGAATCATCGTTGGCGTTCAATCTACTACTACCGGCCACGCCAATGAGCGGGTGGTGAAGATACGGAATGAGCCAAGGGCGCTGATATGGCTCAGGGCGCGGGGGAAGATAGTTGTGCACGGGTGGAAGAAAGGCGGGAAGCGCAGCGAGGCTCCCGGTAAATGGATTTGCACGGTGGTATCCTATCCCACGGTGCCGACACGTGAAACCTGATAGGAAGGAAATAAAAAACCATGAATAAAACAATAGAACCATTAAGACAGGAGCCAGAAGGAATCCCCGGGGGATCACTGCGGGCAACCTACGCCAATGGCTTCCACGACGGAGCTTATTCACTTGCGCAGGAATTGCTCTCACTCCGCAGTCTCCACGGAGCCGGTGAGGCATTGTCGACGTTGGAATCCTACGCCAGTAAAGACGCACGCCCGTGTAAGGGGTGGACTTGCGAACCGAGCAAGCCTCAGCCCGAAAACCGGAAGCCGTTTGACTTTACACGACCGGGTCACGGCGATACATCGTACGGCTATAAGTGGGTTGAGGAATCCAAGTAATATGCCACTTCCACCAAAACGCGAACCGTCTGGACCACCGAAGCGTGTGCCGTCGCGAGCCTCTGAAGACAAGGAACCCACCCCGGATGAAGCGAAGAAATACACGGCGGAAACCGGAGAGATGCACCCGTATTATGTCAAGCGGATGCGTAGGTATCACCTGAAGGATTGGTAAGACGTGGTAAACCATGAAGCCACGCCCTTACCAGCACGGAGCGATAGACAATTCCTTCCGCCTATGGAGCGAAGGGAACCGATCTCTGCTTGGAGTCTTGCCAACCGGATGCGGGAAGACGGTCGTGTTCTCGCATATCGTCAAGCGGATGCTTCCGAAGCGAAGCATGATTCTTGCGCATCGGCAGGAACTTATCTGGCAGGCGCGGGATAAGATGCAACTTATCACCGGGGAGCAGGTGGATATAGAGATGGGTCAGTATCGGGCGGAGACTGACCGGAACCTATTCCACCCGCGCTCCAACATAATCGTCTCCACGATTCAGACTCATACGTCCGGTGGCGACGGGGCTGGCCGGCTGACGAAGTTTGACCCGAAAGACTTCGGCCTGCTAATCATCGACGAAGCGCACCACGCCACGTCGTCCACTTACCGTCGCGTCATCGACTGGTATATGCAGAATCCGGACTTGGTTGTCCTTGGAGTTACTGCCACGCCGGACAGGAGTGACGAGGAAGCGTTGGGACAGCTGTTCGGTGAAGTCGCATTCGACTATGAAATAATTGACGCCATCAAGGACGGCTGGTTGGTTCCGATACTTCAAGACATGGTCCACGTGTCCGGGATAAACTTTGCGGACGTAAGAACAACTGCAGGGGACTTGAACGGAGCAGACTTGGACGCAGTAATGAAGTCCGAAAAGAATGTCCAAGGCGTAGCCGGGGCCACGATAGACATCATCGGAGATAAGCGGGGAATCGGCTTTGCTGCCTCTGTGGTCCACGCAAAGATGCTCGCGGATATATTCAACCGCCACAGGCAAGGAATGGCCGCATTCGTCCACGGCGGCACCCCCACGGAGGACAGGCAGAAGATTGTAAAGGACTTTGCGCTAGGGAAGATTCAATTCCTTTGGAACTGCGGCGTGTTCACCGAAGGGTTTGACGACTCCGGGGTGGAGGTCATATCCATGGCACGTCCAACGAAGTCCCGTAGCCTATATGCGCAGATGGCAGGACGCGCCACCCGGCCGCACGAGTCGATTGCGCACAAGCTTAATAACTATCCGTCGGCCACCATGCGGACGATGGCGATTGAGCGGAGCGTAAAACCATCCTGCCTGATTATCGACTTTGTCGGAAACTCCGGACGGCATAAGCTCATGTCCACCGCTGACATTCTTGGCGGTAACGTATCCGATGAAGTTGTAAGTTCCGCTATTAACATTGCCAAGAAATCCGGCAAGCCGGTGGATATGGCGAAGCTATTGGAAGAAGAAGAAAAGCGTGCGGAGGAATTGCGTGAGCGTCATTTACAGGAAGCTGCGCGGAAGGCCAGGCTGGTAGCAAGGACAACCTACACTAAGCACAGCGTCAATCCGTTCGACATACTAGACCTGAAGCCGGTCAAACCAAGAGGATGGGACAACGTAAAACAATTCAGCGAGAAACAACGGGCAGTATTGCGCCAGAAGATAGGCGTGGACCCGGATTCGATAAGCTACGCGGAAGGTCGCCAGCTAATAGATACGATGTTTGACCGCTGGAAGAACAACAAGTGCACACTCAAGCAGGCCGCAGCGCTCCAGAAGTTCGGTTACTCCAAGAAGGAGTCGGCAGACATGTCTTTCGAGCAGGCGAGCGCGGCGATGGACGCCATCGCCAGGAATGGATGGAAGCGTCCGAAGGTTGAGGTTAAGAAGATGCCGATGCCGAGACGGGAACCGGAAGTTGCGGTGGCGTTTGAAGATGATGTTCCTTTTTGATTATGAAATTCAAAGTTCCATCGCGACCGATTCAAACCTATGAGAGTTTCGTTGAGGGTAAGTCTCAACTTAATGGAATGACTGGGTTTAAGCCTACGTTCCTACCTGACTGGTTATTTCCTTTTCAGGCAGCACTTGTGGATTGGACTATCCGCAAAGGTCGCACTGCGACGATGGCGGATTGCGGTCTGGGTAAAACACCGATGCAGCTTTGTTGGGCACAGAACGTCGTTGAGAAAACCAACAAGCCGGTGTTAATCCTTACCCCACTAGCAGTTGGCCCACAGACCGTCCGTGAAGCTACTAAGTTTGGCATTGAGGCAAAGCAATCGAGGGACGGTTCGATCAATTCCAAAATCGTCGTCACCAACTACCAGCAACTTGGGAAATTTGATTGGAAGCAATTTGGCGGCGTGGCGTGCGATGAATCCAGCATCTTGAAGAATTTCGACGGAGCGATTAAAAGCGAAATCACGGAGTTCATGCGGAAGATCCAATACCGTTCGCTCTACACCGCGACTGCCGCTCCGAACGACTACATCGAACTAGGAACATCCTCAGAAGCCCTTGGCGAACTCGGTTACATGGACATGCTGGCGCGCTTTTTTAAGAACGCACAGAACTCGTTGCACCCGTCAGTCTATAGGGACAAGGGATCAAACTGGCGAGCAAAGCAAGACACCGCCAAGTGGCGTTTCCGGGGCCATGCCGAGCACGACTTCTGGCGCTGGGTTTGCAGTTGGGCACGGGCGGTTCGGAAACCGTCGGACTTGGGGTTTTCAGACGAAGGATATATTTTGCCCAAGCTGGAAACGGCGGAGCATATCGTCAAGGCAAGCACGCGCAACGATGGCTACTTGTTCGACCTTCCCGCCGTTGGATTGCAAGAGCAGCGCGCTGAACGTCGGCGCACATTAGATGAGAGATGCGGCATGGCGGCAGACCTAATTAACAAAACCAAGAAGCCAGCTATCGCTTGGTGCCACTTAAACGACGAGGGTCATCTACTTGAAAAACTGATACCTGATTCGGTTGAGGTTGACGGTGGTGACTCAGATGAGTTCAAAGAGGAAACCTTTGAAGCATTTTCCGCTGGAAAGATTCGCGTCATTGTCAGCAAGGGAATCATAGCCGGTTATGGACTTAACTGGCAACACTGCGCCCACCAGACATTTTTCCCGTCGCACTCGTTTGAGCAATACTACCAATGCGTTCGCCGCTCTTGGAGGTTTGGGCAAAGGTATCCGGTGCGTGTAGATGTGATTGCGAGCGAGGGTGAGCAGGGCGTGCTTAAAAACCTTAACCGGAAAGCCGCCGCAGCGGAAGTTATGTTTTCAAAGCTGGTCGCACTCATTAATAACGAACTGAAGATAGAAAAGAAAACCAACAACCATACTCAACTTACTATACCATCATGGCTTTAATCCCACAAAAAATTACAGACCGATACGCGCTATACAATGGCGATTGCGTTGAGGTGATGCGCAAGCTTCCCAACGATAAGATTGGAATGAGTGTCTATTCACCGCCGTTTGCTGGACTTTACAACTACTCATCCGACCCACGCGACATGAGCAACAATAGTAGCTACCAACAGTTCATGGAGAACTACGGTTTTTGCGTTCGCGAGTTGTTCCGTATCACAATGCCGGGGCGAATTTCCGCCGTTCATTGTATGGACGTTGCCGGAACCGGGAATGGACCGACTGCAAAGATGGGAGTCGCCGCGAACGCTGGCTCAGGATTGATTGATTTCCCCGGCGATATTATCCGGCTTCACGAGAAGTGCGGATTTATCTTTTGTGGACGGCGCATGATTTGGAAAGAGCCGCTAGGTGTCCGGCTTCGCACGATGGCGAAGGGACTGGCCCACCAACAGCTTTGCGAAGATTCAACCCTCTGCGACGTAGCCGGTGCTGACCAGCTACTCATGTTCCGCAAGAAAGGCGAGAATCAAATCCCGGTCGCGCATCCGACAGGACTTCATCGCTACGCTGGTGAGCGTATTATGCCACATGAGTTGCAGGAATTTAAGGGGCACAAGGGTAAGCAGACCGAGAATCGTTTTAGTCATTGGATTTGGCGGCAATACGCGTCATCGTTCTGGGATGATATCCGGATTGATAACGTGCTACCCTACGAAGAAAGCCGGGATGTTGACGATGAGAAGCACTGCCATCCACTTCAGTTAGATGTAATTGAGCGAGCGGTGATTCTTTGGTCGAACGAGGGTGAGACTGTTTTTACGCCATTTATGGGCGTAGGTAGCGAGGTGTTTGGTGCGGTAATCAATGGCCGACTGGGGGTGGGTTCTGAATTAAAAGCTACCTATTATCGGCAGGCAATTAAGAGCCTTGCCAAGAGCGCGGAATATGCTCACGAACAAACCCTAAAACTCTAAAGCCAGGCTAATGAAACCTCCTACGCGAAAGTCCGCTCCGCCCAAGCGGGAGAGTCCGAACCTTTGGAGGTTTCAAGCGAATCCATCTTTCGAGTCCCGCGAAGAAATGGAAGCGTGGGTGGGAGACAACGTTGGGGTGGGAGCGAAGATTGTAAAGGTATGGGAAGCCACGGTGCTCAGGTGTGATGTGGAAGTGGAAAAAATTCCACGCGGTGTATTGATAACATTAGAGAAAAAGAGCAAAAGGCGATGATTAAATTCAAAGTTGGAGACAAAGTCTACAAGCCGAAAGGCTACAGTTTTCCAGGCGTGGTGGTTTCAGTGTTTCTTACTACTAAGAACGAAGTCAGGTATGTAGTTGAACTTGAAGAGTTAGGACTGCTTCACATATTTAACGGTGAACAATTGGAGAATCAATGAGCAGAATCTGGAGACATGTTTCAAAGGCGAATCCTTGTCCAGTCTGCGGACGCACAGACTGGTGCACTTACGGTGACAGGGCGATGTTATGCCAGCGGGTGGAAAGTGCGCACTCGAATCCGAAAGGTGGGTGGTATCACTTCTATGAATCCAACATCCCACGTCCAACTTACGTCCCGCCATCCCGGAAGGCTCCGGATTCGATTAACGCTCCCGCACTTTTAGCCCCGTGGGTTGCAACCACAAGCCTCATACAACTCCAAGCCTACGCGAACCGGCTGGGAGTCCTCGTGGAAGCATTGATAGCACTGGGGGCGTGCTACGCTCCGGAGTATAAGGCGTGGGCGTGGCCGATGAGTGACGGAGACGGGAACATAATTGGAATCCGGTTGCGGAGTGATGAAGGAAAGAAGTGGGCCGTGACCGGAAGCAGGCAGGGAATCTTCCTTCCAAAAAGTTACCTACAGGTAACTTTTTGCGCATTCCTTCCGGAAGGACCGACGGACACCGCCGCACTGCTCTCGTTGGGATTCTACACCATTGGTCGGCCAACGTGTTCATCTGGCAACGAGTTTATCAAGGCCGCGCTGAAGCGGTTGAAGATTTACAACGCTGTGGTGGTGTCGGACGAAGATGAAATCAAGAATCTTCCCGGAGGGATACAAGCAAGACCTGGAATCGTGGGAGCGAGAAGGCTTAAAGCGGAGTTGAAACTCAACTCCATAATCCTGAAACCTCCCGGCGGATACAAGGACATGCGCGCATTTGTCCGGGCGGGAGGAAGCAAAGCGCTGATAGAGTCTGCGATGCGGAATCAGATTTGGAGTAAGAAATAACATGGGAAAACCGCTACCACGCCGGCCACTACCCAGGCGCGAACCTCTGCGTGAACGTGCATTCGCGAAGCAGGAGAATATGTTTGGTGAGGACGACAAGCTGGAATCCGATTACACGCTGAAGATTCCAACGCCGATATATGTGCCGAAAGGAAAGAAGCCGCACCTGATTGAGTTGGTCGATATGTCCAAGGCCAAGAAGTTAATCAAAGAGATTAAATCCAGCGGGCTATCTCCGGAAGAAAAGGCATTCCTAATTACTGCAGCGGGACGTCACGACGTATTCTACTACGGTCGCATCGCCAACTACTACGCCCACGCGACTCCAGAGATGAAGCGACTCATGGAGAAATCCGCGCTTGTGATTATCGACTTTGAAGACGCTATCAAGGAAGGCTACGTAAAGTTCACGAAAGAGATTGCGCAGATATATGAAAACGAACACGGAAAGACACCCTGACTTCTGCGTCTTCATCCTTACGCACGGCGGGCCGGATTCCGTCCTGACATACGATACGCTCCGGGATAATGGATACGATGGGCCGATTCACCTTGTAATCGACAACGAGGACAAGACGGCATACAAGTATGCGAAACGGTTCGGCCAGGAAAACGTGGAGATGTTCGACAAGGCTGCGGTAGCGGAACAGGTGGACGAGTTTGACAACTTCGATGACCGCCGCGCCATTCTCTACGCTCGCAACGCTTGCTTCGATATTGCGCAACGTCTAGGTTACACCTACTTCCTGGAGCTGGACGATGATTATCCATATTTCAAGTATCGGATGAACGACAAGTTCGAGCACCCGTCCACTTGTCCGTATATCCGGAGGACGATGGGCGACATGATTTACGCCACGTTGGAATTCTACAAGTCTATCCCGGTGGCCAGTATCGCTTTCTCGCAGGGCGGGGATTGGTTCGGTGGTGGAGCGCAGTTCGGAAACCCGCCCAAGCGTAAAGCTATGAACAGCTTCTTCTGCTCCACGGAGCGCAGGTTCCAATTCTCCGGGAGGATAAATGAGGATGTCAATACTTACACGCGGCTTCAGTCACAAGGGAACGTATTCTTCACCCTTCCGCATGTCCAGCTCGACCAGACGATAACGCAGAAGGCGAAGGGCGGGATGACGGAGATATATTTGGACGGCGGAACCTACGTGAAGAGTTTCTACACAATCCTATGCTCACCTAACTGTGTCACGATAGAAGTCATGGGACGGACGAACCGGAGACTACACCACAGAATCGACTGGGATACTGCCGTCCCTAAAGATTATTAGCCCCACAGAGCCTCGCAGGCGGTCACTGGGGCCACCGCGAAGGGAAAAGGTATGAAACTACCCGTCCGGGGTATCCGGTGTGCCATTGACGGTTGTGGAGCGATACCGCTATATGGCCACAAGCTATGCGAACGGTGCCGGAGCATCTATGTTCTAACACCGGAGGGAAAAGCTCTGAAGAAATACAGCGCGCTGGTAATCCCGAAAGACGTGCTGGAAGATGGGTTTGTGCACGGCCCGCTTTATGCGGAAAGCCCGGAGGAAGCCCTGGAAAGTGTCAGGAAAACATTCGATAAAAAACTGTGGAGGGTAAAAATACTATGAAAATAGCAGAAGAATGGCAGAAAGAATTAGCCGGAGAAACAAGCTTGGAATCCATCCGGGAAATCCAACATGACGCCATGATGGAAGCGGCGAGGATTGTTAAACACGAACGTGAAACGAAGATGAAAGTGAACACACGTTCAATCGAAGCAGCCATCACCGCCGCAGCCAACAAACTCTTGGAAAGGAATCCGAAATGAACACACCAACACCACGGACGAACTAACCAAACACTAGATGAACCCATCATCCTACATGCCCCTTTACGGGAATGACTTTTTTTCCGCGATGGAGGGAAGGTCAGACAAGGTGGTGGTTTCTTATATCCGGCTTCTATGGTATTACTGGAATCACAACCACTGTAAGGGGATGGAGGATGACGACGATACGCTCAGGCGGATAGCGAGGAGGGACAAGGATGAATGGCCGGCCATCCGCTCCATCTTGTTTGATAACAACAAATACTTCTGCCAAAACGAGGACGGTCTATGGACACAGAAGCGAGCGGATGAGGAATGGGCGATTTCCAAAAGCAAGTATGAAGCCGCCGTGAACGGCGGAAAGGCCAGATGGAACGGAGTGTCGAAAGGCGAACGGAGTAGGCTGGCTAGGGCAACCGCGAATAAAAGATATGGAAATAAACCTCCAACCCGGGACTAGACCTGCGAGCTACCCTCGCACTGCAGCTCGCAGGTAGGCTGGCAGTTTCTGCGAGCTACCCTGCGAGCGGACTGCGAGCGGACCTGCGAGCAATAAGAGGTATAGGGAATGTTCGCTGTCGCTCACATTCCTGAGGTGCGCATAGAATAACAATGGTATATGGCTACCAATCCTAATCCCCTTAAACCCGTCTCCCCCTTGGACCGGATAATCCTGAAGCAGTGGTATGGGCAGATGTCTATCCCCCTTCGCCGGTATAAGCCCAGCCCGCCACAAGTATCACTCGCGTGGGACTTCATCTTCGAGCGGTCTAGCAGTGGAGCACACGTCCGCGCTGTTATTCTTCAGAAGTTGATAAGGGAAAGGGCCAAGCTCTACTACTCTATCATAGTGACTCAAGGTAAGGACAGGGAGCTGGCCATTCAGTGGGCTGTCGGAGACGTGGTCATGCTGCTGGAGTTTCACGGGTGGACCAGGCCCAGGGCTTCAGGGTCTAAGGGCAGCCCGCTATCCCGGAGGGTAGGATGACCGGGATTCGCATATGCGCCACGCAGCCAGGTTCCGCTACTTCGGGGTGTTTAGAGGCTAAAGCGGGCTGCATGGGGCAGCAGACGCGAATGGCAGGGGGTGCAGGGGGATACCCCTCCCCGGTAGTAAGGAATCTCTTTCAGGGTGGGGC